AGCAAGATTTCTCTTGCTTTACTAAATAAAAGCGTATACAATAACATGTATGCGCTTTTTGTTTAGTAGGTTCTAAACAATTATAGGCAAATAAAGTAGTAACTAAAGGCTAACAATAGGAGATATATTATGGCAACTTTGGCTGAAATTCGTGCAAAACTAAAACAATCTGAACAACGTGGTTCAGAAAACAAAACAGGCGGAGATAAATCGATTTATCCGTTCTGGAATCTAAAAGAAGGTGGCGAATCCGTTCTGCGATTCTTACCAGATGGTAACACCGACAACACTTTTTTCTGGGTAGAACGTGCAATGATCAAATTGCCATTCGCTGGAATCAAAGGTGAATCTGAAAGCAAACAAATCACAGTACAAGTACCATGCGTAGAAATGTATGGAGACACTTGCCCAATCTTGGCAGAAGTACGTGGCTGGTTTAAAGATCCTGCTCTTGAAGATATGGGTCGTAAATACTGGAAAAAGCGTTCTTACATTTTCCAAGGTTTCGTTGTTGAAGACGGACTAGGCGAGAAGAGCGAAGACCAACCAGAAAATCCAATTCGTCGTTTCATTATCGGTCCACAGATCTTTACAAGTATCCGTGCGGCATTGGTCGATCCAGAATTGGAAGATTTACCAACAGACTTTGTACATGGATTAGACTATCGTATGAAGAAAGGTAGCAAAGGCGGATATGCTGATTATTCAACTAGTTCTTGGGCACGTCGTGAGCGTCCATTGAGCGATGCTGAACAAGCGGCAATTAACACACATGGCTTGTTTAACTTGACCGATTTCTTGCCTAAGAAGCCAGGCGAAGTTGAATTGAAAGTTATGAAAGAAATGTTTGAAGCATCAGTTGATGGCGAACCATATGATATGGAACGTTGGGGACAATATTTCAAACCAGCAGGAATGAGCCAAAACACTGGCGATCCTAACAAGTCTACTCCTAAGGCAACACCTGCACCAGCGGCAAGTGATGACTTTGATGACGAACCAGCTCCTGTAGCAAAAGCTACTCCAGCACCTACTCCAGCACCAAAAGCTGAAGCAAGTGCCGGCGGCGACTCACGTGCCCAAGACATCTTGGCAATGATTCGTAATCGTCAAAAAGCGTAAACGGCTTGGGCCTCTGCAACCTAGTTGTACGCCCAGGTTATCTTATTTAGGAGAAATAACTTATGGCTACAAAAGCCTTCGATTTATCGAAATTTAGAAAGACCTTGACTAAGTCGATTGACGGTCTTGGTGTAGGATTTAACGATCCTACAGATTGGGTTAGTACAGGTAACTATACGCTTAACTATCTAATCAGTGGAGATTTCCACAAAGGTATTCCATTGGGTAAAGTTACCGTGTTTGCTGGTGAATCTGGCGCAGGTAAAAGTTTTATCTGTTCAGGCAATCTAGTACGCAACGCCCAACAGCAAGGCATTTATGTTATCTTAATTGATACAGAAAATGCACTTGACGAAAGCTGGCTACATGCATTGGGTGTAGATACGAGCGAAGACAAACTGCTCAAACTCAACATGGCTATGATTGATGATGTGGCTAAAACCATTCATGAATTTATGGCAGAATATAAAGCAATGGAACAACGTCCTAAGGTACTGTTTGTTGTAGATTCGTTGGGTATGCTACTGACTCCTACTGACATTAACCAGTTCCAAGCAGGCGATCTAAAGGGTGATATGGGTCGTAAACCTAAAGCACTTACCGCACTTGTTCGTAACTGTGTTAACATGTTTGGTAGTTATAATGTAGGTATGGTTTGTACAAATCATACATACGCTAGTCAAGACATGTTTGATCCAGATGACAAAATTAGTGGTGGTCAGGGTTTTGTTTACGCATCTAGTATTGTTGTTGCTATGAAAAAACTCAAACTTAAAGAGGATGAGGATGGCAATAAAGTATCAGATGTTATGGGCATTCGTGCATCATGCAAGATCATGAAGACTCGTTATAGTAAGCCTTTTGAAACTGTACAAATTAAGATTCCATATGAAACAGGTATGAATCCTTATAGCGGCATGGTTGATATGTGCGAAAAAGCCGGCTTGCTAAAACAAGAAGGTAACAGACTCAAGTGGGTTGATCCAGAGACAGGCGAGGAATTCAAATTCTACCGAAAAGAATGGAAAGATGATAAATTAGATATGATAATGAATAAATTTCATGTCAAACCTTTAACAACAACTACCATTCCAGAGGAGATAGACGAGAATGTTGAATGAAACTCAAGTCGGTGATATTTGGTTAAATTTCGTCGAGTATATAGATAAAAAACAATTAGAAACTTGTGCAGAACGCTACATCGATCTGTTAGCAGATTTTGGTGTATCAGATAAAACACTGCAAGATGCTACTGGCGTAGATGATATTCTAGACCAAGCAATTGGATATTATCTAAATGACGATGAAGTAGAAGAAGACGATGAAGATTACGGAGAACTGGAGTTCTAATGGGTTGGTATTCTAACGTTGCCAAAGATATTTCTAACATACCAGATGCGGCAGATTACTTTGAAGCTGAATTAATTGAAGCTAAAAAAGAATGTCGTGTGTCTGGTAATGTAGAACGTGCCGCGGCAGCAATGCCCGGAGTAGTTGAACACAGATTTGGTCAACTACAAGAAATTGAAGCAATTTTAGAATATTTGAACATAGAACTACGAAGACTTAAAAGTCAGCATTTTCGTAAATATCTTGAAAACTATCAACGTGCCCTTAGCAGTAGAGATTGCGAACGTTATGTAGAAGGTGAAGCAGACGTTGTTGATTTTGAAAAAATTATCAACGAATTTGCCTTACTTCGTAACAAGTGGTTAAGCATTACTAAGGCACTTGACCAAAAACAATGGATGATTACTAATATTGTAAAATTACGTGTTGCAGGCATGGAAGACGCTACGCTATAATTCATCTGCTCAAAAGTAGTACCGTAGGCCTTAAATAATATTAAGGCCTATTTTTTTCTAAACGGTTGATTTCTGAAAAAAGACAGCGTATAATTACTATATGATAACAGTTGATAATTTATTACTACAAATTGTGAATTTTACCTCACCTACCATCGAGGAACAAATTCAATCTAAAGACTCAAGGGTATTGAGAAGTTTAGCAAGTTCTATATCAAGTCATGTTTTCATTACAGAAAATCAAGGAAACTTGTTATTGAAAATTCTTCGGGAAAATCAGAAAAAAATGACGTTTTTTTCCGACGAAATTTCTGAAGTTTTAAAATCTCCCGTATGGAGTCGAAATTTTCGACAAGTAGAACAAATTAGAAAACTGTATATTTCTAAAAATGAAGATAACGAACCAGGCATTCAAATCGAATTTACTTATAACTCAGAAATTCGCAAAATTTTACAAAATTTGTCAAAAAAAGTGGAAAATTTGAACCAGGCCAGTCCTGGCAAAATATTCACTGCTGACCTAACTGAACAAAATATTGTCTGTCTTGTAGAGGCATTAACACCTTTAGAGTTTGACATTGCTGACACCATAAAAACCCACTATCAGACCATAAAATCTTGGTCAAAAATCGACGTTGAAAGCCAGTTTTCATTAACCTTAATAACCAATCAGAATTTTCATAAAGCAATTACTGCTGACCTTGGCATTGAAACTCCGTTGGATCAAAACATAATTAACGACAGAAGTGTACGATATCAGTATCTTACAGAAAATGCAAAAAATCCAGGTGAAACCCTGATTGAATACTTTGCCAACAGACCAAGTACCAAACTGTGGGTAGACAAGGCTCAACACTCACTAACTGCTATACTTGAATCTTTGATCTATTTAAAAAGAACTCCAGTGCTGATTGTATTCGATAATACTAGCGAAGGAAAATCACTAGAAAATCTCGAATTATTGTCAAACGCACTAAAAGATGTTGGAATTTATGAAAACGTTGGAATTTATTTTCGACTGCAAAATACAGACGTTGGTCGAAAATTTAATCAGTTAATTGCTTCTAATTCATACAATTCTAAACTTGATACTACTACTAAAATTGCCGGTGTACAAGGTGGGAAAATACCAAAATTTTTCCTCACTAGTTCTTGGCGTCCCATGAGTGTAATTGCTATAGACACTCGCATGGGGTTGCGTCATGGTAAGACTTCAGTGTATACTAACTGCTGTGATTTAATTATCGAACACTCAGACGAAGCTAGTATATTGGAAGATAGGAAATTAAAAATATGGCGGTAAAATTAGTAATTCGAGACGAAGTTAA